TTCACAACTCTTGCAAATGGTTTAAATACTGTTAAAACTGCAATGCAGAGCTTACAACCATTTTTTAGTGGTATTTCAAGAGGAATGGAAGAAGCGTCTCAAAGCGTGCTTAAATGGGCTGAAAATAGCAGTGTAGCATCAAGGTTCTTCAACATGATGAATACAACTGGTGTTTCGGTATTTAACAAGCTATTAAGTGCTGCAGGCGGTTTCGGTGATGGATTAGTCAATGTATTCACACAATTAGCACCACTGTTTCAATGGTCGGCTGATTGGTTGGATAGATTAGGTCAATCTTTCTCTAACTGGGCTAATAGTGCAGCTGGAGAAAATTCGATAACTCGTTTTATTGAATACACAAAAACAAACTTACCTATCATTGGTAATATTTTTAAAAATGTTTTCGTTGGAATTAACAATTTGATGAATGCATTCAGTGGATCATCAACTGGCATATTCCAATCTCTTGAACAAATGACGGCTAAGTTTAGAGAATGGTCTGAACAAGTCGGTCAATCTCAAGGTTTTAAAGACTTTGTCAGTTATATACAAACAAATGGACCACTAATAATGCAATTAATTGGGAACATTGCAAGAGGATTAGTTGCATTCGCAACAGCGATGGCTCCTATAGCTAGTGCAGTATTACGCGTTGCAGTAGCAATAACTGGTTGGATAGCTAACTTGTTTGAGGCGCATCCAGCTACAGCACAATTAGTTGGTGTCATTATAACTTTAGTTGGTGCATTTAGATTTTTAATTGCTCCAATATTAGCGGTAATGGACTTTTTAGGACCATTAGCAGCAAGATTAGTTGCATTAGTAACTAAGTTTGGTTGGGCTAAAACAGGAACTTTAGTATTAAGTAAGGCAATGACATCATTAAAAGGTCCAATAAAATTAGTTACAGCTATATTCCAATTGTTATTCGGTAAGATTGGATTAATTAGAAATGCTATCACAGGACTAGTAACTGTGTTTGGTATTTTAGGTGGTCCAATAACAATAGTTATTGGTGTAATCGCTGCATTAATAGCTATATTCGTTTTATTGTGGAATAAAAATGAAGGATTCAGAAACTTTATTATAAATGCTTGGAATGCGATAAAAACATTTATGGTTACAGTTTGGAATGTGTTGAAAACTGTAGCTTCGGTTGTATGGAATGCTATTTTAAAAGCTATCACTACAGCGGTATCAAATGTATACAATTTTATAATGATTATTTGGAATCAAATAGTCGCTTATTTACAAGGGTTATGGAATGGAATTATCGCTATTGCAACAACAGTATGGAACCTTTTAGTTACAATCATTACAACTGTTTTCACGACGATAATGACAATAGTTATGACGATATGGACAGCTATTTGGACATTCTTAAGTACAATCTGGAACACGATAATTACAATCGCTACTACGATTTGGAATTTGTTAGTCACTGTAATAACTACTGTGTTTACAACAATCATGACTATCGCAATGACTATTTGGAACGCTATTTGGACGTTCTTACAAACGTTGTGGAACACAATAGTGAGTGTAGCAACGGCAGTTTGGAACGCTATCACTACAGCTATATCTACTGCGTTACAAGCGGCATGGAGTTTTATTTCAAATATCTGGAATACAATTTGGAGTTTCTTATCTGGTATTTTAACAACTATTTGGAACAAAGTAGTAAGTATATTCACACAAGTTGTATCAACTATATCAGACAAAATGTCTCAAGCTTGGAACTTCATTGTCACTAAAGGTATGCAATGGGTATCTACTATAACAAGTACGCTAATTAACTTTGTTAATAGAGTTATTCAAGGATTCGTTAACGTTGTAAATAAAGTTAGTGAAGGTATGACAAATGCGGTGAATAAAGTTAAAAGCTTTGTGGATGACTTTGTATCGGCAGGTGCTGATATGATTCGTGGTTTGATGAGAGGTATTGGTAATATGGCTAGAGACTTAGCTGAAAAAGCAGCTAGTGTAGCAAAAGGTGCTTTAAATGCAGCCAAAAGAGCGCTAGGTATTCACTCGCCTTCACGTGAATTCATGGATGTTGGTATGTATTCAATGCTAGGTTTCGTTAAAGGTATAGATAATCATTCAAGTAAAGTTATTCGTAACGTTTCTAATGTTGCTGATAAAGTAGTTGATGCATTTCAACCTACGTTAAATGCACCTGACATTTCTAGTATTACTGGTAACTTAAGCAATCTTGTTGGCAATATCAACGCACAAGTCCAACACACACATTCAATTGAAACATCGCCAAACATGAAAACTGTAAAAGTTGAACTTGATATTAATAACGACGCACTTACTAGTATTGTTAACGGCAGAAATGCTAAACGCAATTCTGAGTATTACTTATAAAGGAGGTTACAAATGGACATAGAATTAACTAAAAAAGATGGCACTGTAATCAGGTTAAGTGAATACGGGTTTATCGTTAACGATATAGTAATTGATAGCATGCAAATCAACACAAAGTATCAAGATAAAGAAAACATGAACGGTCGCATACTAATGGGGAGCAATTATATCAGTAGAGATATAGTTGTTCCGTGTTTTTGTAAAGTAAAAAATCGTTCAGACATTGCTTATATGCGAGATATGTTGTATTCGTTAACGACAGACATAGAACCAATGTATTTACGAGAAATCAGAAGAAAAGAAGAGTTGAATTACAGGTTTACACAACCTACTTCTGATGATTACGTGAAATTAGATAAAAACAACTTCCCGGATTATGAATATTCAAGACACGATCAACAAATTTATGTAAATGGTAAGCAGTATAAAGTTATTTTTAACGGAGTTATAAACCCTAAACAAAAAGGTAATAAAGTTTCTTTTGAACTAAAATTCGAAACTACAGAACTACCATACGGCGAAAGTATTGGCACAAGCCTAGAGCTAGAAGAAAACAAAAAGGTTGGATTGTGGTCGTTTGATTTTAATATCGATTGGCATGCAGGCGGAGATAAGCGCCAGTATACGTTTGAAAACGTAAGTAAAGATACAGTTTACTATCATGGTACTGCACCGAATGACCAATTCAACATGTATAAAAAGATAACAATTATTTTAGGCGAAGATACAGAATCATTTGTATGGAACTTAACGCATGCTGAAATAATGAAAATCGAAGGAATCAAACTAAAAGCTGGAGACAAAATTGTTTATGATAGCTTCCGAGTTTATAAAAACGGTGTTGAAATAAGTACCGAAACGAATATAGCTCAACCAAAATTTAAATACGGAGCTAATAAATTTGAGTTTAATCAAACGGTACAAAAAGTTCAGTTTGATTTGAAATTTTATTATAAGTAGGTGTCAGAATGACAATAACTATTAAACCACCTAAAGGTAATGGCGTACCTGTACCAGTAGAAACAACTTTAGTGAAAAAAGTTAATGCTGACGGTGTATTAACTTTTGATATTCTCGAAAACAAATACACTTATGAAGTTATTAACGCTATAGGGAAAAGATGGATTGTTAGTCATGTCGAAGGTGAAAATGACAAGAAAGAATATGTAATAACTGTCATTGATAGGAAATCAGAAGGCGACAGACAACTGGTTGAATGTACTGCTAGAGAGATTCCCATAGACAAGTTAATGATTGACAGGATTTATGTTAATGTAACAGGTTCTTTTACAGTAGAAAGGTATTTTAACATTGTATTTCAAGGTACTGGAATGCTTTTTGAAGTCGAGGGCAAAGTTAAGTCTTCAAAGTTTGAAAACGGCGGTGAAGGTGACACAAGGTTAGAAATGTTTAAAAAAGGTTTAGAACATTTTGGATTAGAATATAAGATCACATATGACAAAAAGAAAGACAGATATAAGTTTGTATTGACGCCTTTTGCAAATCAAAAAGCGTCTTATTTTATTTCTGACGAAGTCAACGCCAACGCTATAAAACTCGAGGAAGATGCAAGTAATTTCGCAACTTTTATCAGAGGATATGGTAATTATTCAGGAGAAGAAACATTCGAACACGCTGGGCTCGTAATGGAAGCTAGAAGTGCATTAGCTGAAATATACGGTGATATACACGCAGAACCTTTTAAAGACGGCAAAGTTACTGACCAAGAAACTATGGATAAAGAATTACAATCAAGATTAAAAAAGTCTTTAAAACAATCTTTGTCTTTGGACTTTTTGGTGTTAAGAGAAGCTTATCCTGAAGCAGACCCACAACCTGGGGATATAGTTCAAATAAAATCTACTGTTTTAGGACTTAACGACCTAGTGCGTATAGTAGAAATTAAAACGATTAGGGATATAAACAATGTAATTGTGAAGCAAGATGTAACGCTTGGTGAGTTTAATAGAGAACAACGATATATGAAAAAAGTTAATACTGCAGCTAATTATGTTTCTGGATTGAATGACGTTAACCTTTCCAACCCTAGTAAAGCGGCAGAAAACTTAAAATCTAAAGTTGCATCGATAGCTAAATCCACACTTGATTTAATGAGTAAAACAGATTTGATTGAAGATAAGCAAAAGAAAGTGAGTTCTAAAACTGTAACCACATCTGACGGAACTATCGTTCATGATTTTGTAGATAAATCAAATATTAAAGATATAAAAACAATTGGAACAATTGGCGATTCTGTAGCTAGAGGATCACATGCGAAAACAAATTTCACCGAAATGTTAGGTAAAAAGTTAAAAGCTAAAACAACGAACCTTGCAAGGGGTGGTGCTACGATGGCTACCGTGCCAATTGGTACAGACAAAACAGAAAACAGTATATATCGTCAGGCAGAACAAATAAGAGGTGATTTAATCATAGTTCAAGGTACTGATGACGACTGGCTTCACGGTTATTGGCAAGGAGTACCGATTGGAGATAGCAAAATAGATTTAAAAACCTTTTATGGCGCTTTCTGTAGTGCTATTAACGTTATAAAAGAAAATAACCCACAAGCTAAAATATTAGTTATGACGGCTACAAGACAATGTCCTATGGATGGCACTAAAATACGCCGTAAAGACACGGATAAAAATAAATTAGGGTTAACACTTGAAGACTATGTAAATGCTCAAGTTTTGGCTTGCAGTGAATTAGACGTGCCTGTATATGATGCATATCATACAGACTATTTCAAACCTTATAATCCTGCATTTAGAAAATCCAGCATGCCTGACGGGTTACATCCGAATGAACGAGGCCATGAAGTTATTATGTATGAACTTATTAAAAATTATTATCAGTTTTATGGATAATAAAGGAGGAAAACATGAGTAATAAACTAATTACAGATTTAAGCAGAGTTTTCGATTACAGGTATGTGGATGAGAACGAATATAATTTCAAACTCATTTCAGATATGCTTACTGACTTAAATTTCTCTCTTGAATACCATAGAAACAAAGAAGTATTTGCACATGACGGAGAGCAAATTAAGTATGAACACTTACAAGTTACTAGTAGTGTCTCTGACTTTTTAACATATCTAAATGGCCGTTTTAGCAATATGATTCTAGGTCATAACGGCGACGGTATTAATGAAGTAACAGATGCACGTGTTGATAATACTGGTTATGGTCACAAAACTTTACAAGATCGTTTGTATCATGATTATTCAACACTAGATGCTTTCACTAAAAAAGTCGAGAAAGCTGTAGATGAACACTACAAAGAATATCGAGCAACTGAATATCGATTCGAACCGAAAGAGCAAGAACCAGAATTTATCACTGACTTATCGCCATACACTAACGCAGTAATGCAATCATTTTGGGTAGACCCTAAAACAAAAATTATTTATATGACACAAGCGCGTCCAGGCAATCATTACATGTTATCTAGATTGAAGCCCAACGGACAATTTATTGATAGATTGCTTGTTAAAAATGGCGGTCACGGTACACACAATGCGTATAGATACATTAATGGAGAATTATGGATTTATTCAGCTGTATTGGACAGTAACAAAAACAACAAGTTTGTACGTTTCCAATATAGAACTGGAGAGATAACGTACGGCAATGAAATGCAAGACGTCATGCCAAATATATTTAATGATAGATATACGTCAGCAATTTATAATCCAGCAGAAAACTTAATGATTTTTAGACGTGAATATAAAGCTTCTGAACAACAAGCTAAGAATTCATTGAATTTCATTGAAGTTAGAAGTGCTGACGATATCGACAAAGGTATAGACAAAATTTTGTATCAAATGGATATACCAATGGAATATTCTTCATTAACGCAACCTATGCAAGGTATTGCGTATGATGCAGGTGTCTTGTATTGGTACACGGGTGATTCGAATACGGCTAATCCTAATTACTTACAAGGATTCGACGTCAAAACAAAGGAATTATTGTTTAAACGTCGTATCGATATAGGCGGTGTGAATAATAACTTTAAAGGAGACTTCCAAGAAGCTGAGGGTCTCGACATGTATTACGATCTAGAAACAGGACGCAAAGCGCTTTTAATTGGGGTAACTATTGGACCAGGTAACAACAGACATCACTCAATTTATTCTATCGGTCAAAGAGGTGTAAACCAATTCTTAAAAAACATCGCACCTCAAGTATCAATGACTGATTCAGGTGGACGTGTTAAACCGTTACCAGTGCAAAACCCAGCATATTTAAGTGATGTTACTGAGGTTGGTAACTATTACTTATACTCTCAAGATACGCAAAATGCGCTAGACTTTCCATTACCTAAAGAATTTAGGGATGCAGGTTGGTTCTTTGATGTATTACCTGGACATTATAACGGTGCGGTAAGACAAGTACTCACTAGAAATAGCACAGGTAGAAATATGCTCAAATTTGAGCGTGTTATCGACATCTTTAACAAGAAAAACAACGGCTCATGGAACTTTAACCCGCAGAGTGCTGGATATTGGGAACATATTCCGAAAAGTATTACTAAGCTATCTGATTTAAAAATCGTTGGCCTAGACTTCTATATCACTACTGAAGAATCAAAACGATTTACTGATTTTCCTAAAGACTTTAAAGGTATTGCAGGTTGGGTGTTAGAGGTGAAATCAAATACACCAGGCAACACAACACAAGTATTAAGACGTAATAACTTTGCATCTGCACATCAATTTTTAGTTAGAAACTTTGGAACTGGTGGCAATAGCGGTTGGAGCATTATAAAAGGCGAGGAGGTTAAGTAATGGTAGTAGATAATTTTTCGAAAGACGATAACTTAATCGAGTTACAAACAACATCACAATATAATCCAATTATTGACACAAACATCAGTTTCTATGAATCAGATAGAGGGACTGGTGTTTTAAATTTTGCAGTAACTAAGAATAACAGACCGTTATCTATAAGTTCTGAACATGTCAAAACATCTATCGTGTTAAAAACCGATGATTATAACGTAGATAGAGGCGCTTATATTTCAGACGAATTAACGATAGTAGATGCAATTGATGGGCGTTTGCAGTATGTGATACCGAATGAATTTTTAAAACATTCGGGTAAGGTGCATGCTCAAGCATTCTTTACACAAAATGGGAGTAATAATGTTGTTGTTGAACGTCAATTTAGCTTCAATATCGAAAATGATTTAGTTAGTGGGTTTGATGGTATAACAAAGCTTGTTTATATCAAATCTATTCAAGATACTATCGAAGCTGTCGGTAAAGACTTTAACCAATTAAAGCAAAATATGGCTGATACACAAACGTTAATAGCAAAAGTGAATGATAGTGCGACAAAAGGCATTCAACAAATCGAAATCAAGCAAAACGAAGCTATACAAGCTATTACTGCGACGCAAACTAGTGCAACACAAGCTGTTACAGCTGAATTCAGTAAAATAGTTGAAAAGGAGCAAGCGATATTTGCGCGTGTCAATGAAGTTGAGAAACAAATCAATGGTGCTGACCTTGTCAAAGGTAACACAACGACAAATTGGCAAAAATCAAAAATTACTGATGATTATGGTAAAGCAATTGAATCGTCTGAACAGTCCATAGATAGCGTTTTAAGCGCAATTAATACATCTAGGATTATTCATATCACTAGCGCGACAGATGCGCCCTCGTTTAAAGATATAGGCACTTTAGAGACGCCTAAAGAAGATGGCGTTGATGATGGTTCTGAAGTTTCAGCAACTACGAATACTTTAGGGAAATCAGGCTTGTTAGTTGTCTATGTTGTTGATGATAGTACGGCACGTGCAACATGGTATCCAGACGATTCAAATGATGAGTACACAACATATAAAATCGGTGGCACATGGTATCAGTTCTATAAAAAAGTTGACGAAGAATTAACGAAGAAATTTGTTAAAGAAACATCTAACAATGCTTTAAATCAAGCTAAGCAGTATGTAGATGATAAATTCGGAACAACGAGTTGGCAACAACATAAGATGACAGAGGCGAACGGTCAATCAATACAAGTTAACTTAAACAATGCGCAAGGCGATTTAGGCTATTTAACTGCTGGTAATTACTATGCAACAAGAGTGCCGGATTTACCAGGTAGTGTTGAAAGTTATGAGGGTTATTTATCTGTATTCGTTAAAGATGAAACAAACAAATTTTTCAACTTTACGCCTGCAAACTCAAAAAAAGTTTATACACGATCAATCATAAATGGTCGATTAGACTCACAATGGACTGTACCAAATGAGTATAAAAAAGCGGTTTTATTTGATGGCGCGGCTAACGGAGTTGGTACAACACTTAACTTAACTGAATCATATCAAAACTATTCTCTTTTAGTAATATCAGGTACTTATCCTGGAGGCACTTTTGCAGAAGTCAGTTTAACATCTATGCCAAATTCCATAGTAATATCTAAAACAAATCTAGTTGATAGTGATGGCAACGGTGGTGGCTTATATGAATGTTCTGTTTCTAAAACTAGCAATACTACATTCAGAATCGACGTTGATATCCTATATGACATCGGTAAAAGTGCGGGTTCTGGTGCAAATGCAAACAAAATTACTATTAAACGTATTGAGGGGTGGAAGTAATGAAAATCACAGTAAACGATAAAAACGAAGTTATCGGATACGTTAATACTGGCGGTTTACGCAATAGTTTAGATGTAGATGATAACAATGTGCCTATCAAATTCAAAGAAGAGTTCGAACCTAGAAAGTTTGTATTCACAAACGGAGAAATTAAATACAACAATAATTTCGAAAAAGAAGATGATTTGAACACACCAGGACAACAAACTGCATCGGATTTGAGTGACGAGGAACTTCGCAGCATGGTTGCGAGTATGCAAATGCAGATGACGCAAGTGAACATGTTGACAATGAAATTGACGCAACAAAACGCTATGTTAACACAACAGTTGACCGAACTGACAACTAACAAAACAAATACTGAGGGGGACGTTTAAATGATGAAGATGATTTATCCAACTTTTAAAGACATTAAAACTTTTTATGTTTGGGGTTGCTATAAAAATGAGCAAATTAAGTGGTACGTAGACATGGGTGTAATTGACAAAGAAGAATACGCTTTAATCACTGGAGAAAAATATCCAGAAACAAAAGATGAAAAGTCACAGGTATAATGCTTGTGGCTTTTTAATTTAACACAAAGTAGGTGGCGTAATGTTTGGCTTTACCAAACGGCACGAACATGAATGGCGAATTAGAAGATTAGAAGAGAATGATGAAACAATGCTTAGCACTCTCAATGAGATTAAATTAGGTCAAAAAACTCAAGAGCAAGTTAACATTAAATTAGATAAAACTTTAGATGCTATCCAGAGGGAAAGACAGATAGACGAAAAAAATAAGAAAGAAAACGACAAAAATATACGTGATATGAAAATGTGGATTCTCGGTTTGGTAGGGACTATCTTTAGTACGATTGTCATAGCCTTAATAAGAACCATTTTCGGTATTTAAAGGAGGTGATCACCATGCTTAAAGGATTCTTCGGATATAGTTTCTGGGCATGCTTCTGGTTTGGTAAATGTAAGTAATGTATAGGAGTCAGTGCTAAGGCACTGGCTTTTTATTTTGATTGAAATGAGGTGCATACATGGGATTACCTAATCCAAAGACTCGAAAACCTACAGCTAGTGAAGTGGTAGACTGGGCACTGTATATGGTTAAAAACAGAAGAGTTATAGATGTTGACAGAGCATATGGCGGGCAATGTTGGGATGTTCCTAACTACATTTTAGAACGATATTGGGGGTTCAGAACTTGGGGCAACGCAAATGCTATGGCTCAAAAATCCAATTATCGCGGTAGAGATTTTAAAATTTATAGAAACACAGCTAGTTTTGTGCCTAAGCCGGGAGATTGGGCAGTTTGGGCTAATAGAAACCCGGGTCATGTAGCGATAGTTGTTGGTCCAGCTGATAAAAATGCGTTTGTTTCAGTAGACCAGAATTGGTATACAGCTATTTGGTCTGGCAGCCCACCCTATAAAATCAAACATACTTATCACGATGGGCCTGGAGGAGTAACACATTTTGTTAGACCACCATATCATCCAGAGAAATCTACACCGGTACCTAAACCGAAAGATGATAGTGATGATAAGGAAAAGAATAATAAAAAAGTTCCGATTTGGAAAGACGTAAAAACTATAAAGTACACTATTTCTAGCCAAGAGGTCAATTATCCGGAATATATTTATCACTTTATAGTAGAGGGTAATCGACGACTCGAAAAACCTAAAGGAATAATGATTAGAAATGCTCAAACAATGAGCTCGGTAGAAAGTTTATATAACAGTAGGAAGAAATACAAACAAGATGTGGAATATCCCCACTTTTATGTTGATAGACATAATATTTGGGCTCCTAGAAGAGCCGTATTTGAGTTTCCTAATGAACCTGATTATATAATTATAGACGTATGTGAAGATTATAGCGCGAGTAAAAACGAATTTATTTTTAATGAGATTCACGCAATGGTTGTAGCTGTAGATATGATGGTCAAATATGAGATACCTCTAAGTATTGAAAATTTAAAAGTAGACGACAGCATTTGGCGTTCGATGTTGGAACATGTTAATTGGAATATGATTGACAACGGTGTTCCCCCTAAAGATAAATACGAAGCATTAGAAAAGGCATTACTTAATATATTTAAAAACAGAGAAAAATTATTGAGTTCCATAACTAAACCAACAGTAACAAAATCTAGAATAAAAGTTATGGTTGATAATAAAAACGCTGATATAGCTAATGTAAGAGACTCATCACCAACAGCCAATAATGGCTCGGCATCTAAACAACCGCAGATCATAACAGAAACGAGCCCTTATACATTCAAACAAGCACTGGATAAACAAATGGCAAGAGGTAACCCGAAAAAATCTAATGCTTGGGGCTGGGCTAACGCTACACGAGCTCAAACGGGCTCGGCAATGAATGTTAAACGAATATGGGAAAGTAACACGCAGTGCTACCAAATGCTTAATTTAGGCAAGTATCAAGGCGTTTCAGTTAGTTCGCTTAATAAGATACTTAAAGGTAAGGGGACATTGAATAATCAAGGTAAAGCGTTCGCAGAAGCTTGTAAAAAGCACAACATTAATGAAATTTATTTAATCGCGCATGCTTTCTTAGAAAGTGGATATGGAACAAGTAACTTCGCTAACGGAAAAGATGGAGTATACAACTACTTCGGCATTGGCGCTTACGACAACAATCCTAACTACGCAATGACGTTTGCTAGGAATAAAGGTTGGACATCTCCAGCAAAAGCAATCATGGGCGGTGCTAGCTTCGTAAGAAAGGATTACATCAACAAAGGGCAAAACACATTGTACCGAATTAGATGGAATCCTAAAAATCCAGCTACACATCAATATGCTACTGCTATAGAGTGGTGCCAACATCAAGCAAGTACAATCGCTAAGCTATATAAAAAAATCGGCTTAAAAGGTATCTACTTTATAAGAGATAAATATAAATAAAGAGGTGTATAAATGTACAAAATAAAAGATGTTGAAACGAGAATAAAAAATGATGGTGTTGACTTAGGTGACATTGGCTGTCGATTTTACACTGAAGATGAAAATACAGCATCTATAAGAATAGGTATCAATGACAAACAAGGTCGTATCGATCTAAAAGCACACGGCTTAACACCTAGATTACATTTGTTTATGGAAGATGGCTCTATATTCAAAAATGAGCCCCTTATTATCGATGATGTTGTAAAAGGATTCATTACCTACAAGATACCTAAAAAGGTTATCAAACACGCTGGTTATGTTCGCTGTAAGCTGTTTTTAGAGAAAGAAGAAGAAAAAATACATGTCGCGAACTTTTCTTTCAATATCGTTGATAGTGGTATTGAATCTGCTGTAGCAAAAGAAATCGATGTTAAATTGGTAGATGATGCTATTACGAGAATCTTAAAAGATAACGCGACAGATTTATTGAACAAAGACTTTAAAGAGAAAATAGATAAAGATGTCATTTCTTACATCGAAAAGAATGAAAGTAGATTTAAAGGTGCGAAAGGTGATAAAGGCGAACCGGGACAACCTGGTGCAAAAGGTGAAGCAGGTAAAAAAGGAGAACAAGGCGCACCCGGTAAAAACGGTACTGTAGTATCAATCAATCCTGACACTAAAATGTGGCAAATTGACGGTAAAGATACAGATATCAAAGCAGAACCTGAGTTATTGGATAAAATCAATATCGCAAATGTTGAAGGGTTAGAAGATAAATTGCAAGAAGTTAAAAAAATCCAAGATACAACTCTCAACGACTCTAAAACGTATACGGATTCAAAAATTGCTGAACTAGTTGATAGCGCGCCTGAATCTATGAACACATTAAGAGAATTAGCAGAAGCAATACAAAACAACTCTATTTCAGAAAGTGTATTGCAACAGATTGGCTCAAAAGTTAGTGCAGAAGATTTTGAGGAATTCAAACAAACACTAAATGATTTATACGCTCCAAAAAATCATAATCATGACGAGCGGTATGTTTTGTCATCTCAAGCTTTTACTAAACAACAAGCGGATAATTTATATCAACTAAAAAGCGCATCTCAACCGACGGTTAAAATTTGGACAGGAACAGAAAATGAATATAACTATATATATCAAAAAGACCCTAATACACTTTACTTAATTAAGGGGTGATTTTTATGGAAGGTAATTTTAAAAATGTAAAGAAACTTATTTACGAAGGCGAAGAATATACAAAAGTATATGCTGGAAATATCCAAGTATGGAAAAAGCCTTCATATTTTGTAATAAAACCCTTACCTAAAAATAAATATCCGGATAGCATAGAAGAATCAACAGCAAAATGGACAATAAATGGAGTTGAACCTAATAAAAGTTATCAGGTGACAATAGAAAATGTACGTAGCGGTATAATGAGGATTTCGCAAACTAATTTAGGTTCAAGTGAATTAGGAATATCAGGAGTCAATAGCGGAGTTGCAAGTAAAAATATCAACTTTAGTAATCCTTCAGGGATGTTGTATGTCACTATAAGTGATGTTTATTCAGGATCTCCGACATTGACCATTGAATAATTTTAAACGACTAATTTTTTAGTCGTTTTTTATTTTGGATAAAAGGAGTAAACAAATGGATATCGGTACAATCGTAAGAACAATTTTATTAATAGTCGCATGGATCAATCAGTTTTTAGCAATCAAACATATTTCTCCAATCCCAGTTGACGAAGTGTTTATAAGCACAGTCGTTACTGGGATTGTTTCAATTTGGACGTGGTGGAAGAATAACAACTTTACTCACGCATCTAAGAAAGGGCAACAAAAAATTTATGAAGTAAAAGCTGGCATTCAGTCAACTGGTGGCGCACCTAAAGTGAACGGAGATGATAACAATGCCGTCGGTTAGGACATACAGTCAAGCTATTAGTTATCTTAAAAGTTTAGAGGGTAAGGCGTGGAATCCAGACAATGCATTTGGATATCAATGCTTCGATACTGCTAACCAATATTGGCTTTACTTATTTAATCACAGGTTGAAAGGTGTGGGCGCTGCAGACATTCCAACATGGAATGATTTCACTAACGAGGCAACCGTTTACGAAAATACTGTGTCGTTTCAAGCATTGCCTGGCGACGTCGTTATTTTTAACCGTAATTATGGTGGTGGTTATGGTCATGTAGGTATTGTAATAAGCGCTACGTTAGATTCTATAACTATTTTAGAGCAGAACTGGCTAGGCGGTGCTTACTGGAGTCCACCAGAAGTTACTACAAGACGCACACACGGCTACGACTTCCCTATGTGGTTTATCCGTCCATTCTACGCAAAAGAAACGACCGCTAATAAGCTAAGAAGCGCAGTGAAGCCAGTTAAACAAGATAAGTTATCAAAAGGTAAAAAAATCATGCTTGTGGCTGGTCATGGTATTGGTGCATACTCTAACGACCCAGGTGCCGTTGCGAATGGAGAAAACGAAAGAGATTTTAACCGTAAAAATATTATACCTAGAGTGAAAAAGTATCTTGAGTCAGTAGGCAACACAGTATTGTTATACGGTGGCAACTCGATGAATCAAGATTTATATCAAGATACATTGTACGGTCAACGTGTTGGAAACTATAAAGATTATGGCATGTACTGGATTAAAAGTGAAGTCAAACCGGATGCAATCATAGAGTTTCATTTAGATTCTGCTAGCCCACAAGCAAGTGGCGGGCATGTAATCATTAGCGATCGTTTCCCAGCTGATGACATTGACAAGGCATTAAGTAGTGCATTAGATAAAACAGTGGGTAAAATAAGAGGTGTGACACCTAGAGGGGATTTATTGAACGCTAACGTGTCTGCTGATCTTAATCTTAATTATCGTTTAATCGAATTAGGTTTTATCACATCTACGAAAGATTTAAACTACATTAAAAACAATTTAGACAGCTTCACGAAGCGGATTGCTGAAGCCATTAACGGCAGACAAATTGATGCGCCAAGTAGTAAGCCAAGCGCTGACAAAATAACATGGAATTGGAAAGGCGTATTTTATCCTAATCCAGAAAAAGCTATAAGAGTCAGAAAAACAGCTGGATTAACCGGCACAGTCGTTGAAGAAGATTCATGGCTATACACAAAAGATGATTGGGTAAAATTCGACCAAGTCATTAAAAAAGATGGCTACTGGTGGATTAGATTCAAATATCAACGTGAGGGCTCTAGTACTAACAATTTCTATTGTGCAGTGTGTAGAATTACTGATAAGGAACAAAAGATTAAAAATGAAAAATATTGGGGCACGATTGAGTGGGCTTAATAGGTTGTACCTATAAAAAGAAAAGAGGTAGGTTATTTTCTTCCTACCTCTAAAAATGATTATCTTTCTATTGTTATATGAGTTATATCTTTAGGACTAATCAGTCTATTTTTTACATTAGAATCTTGATCTCCTACCTTGCCATATACTTTTTCATCAGAAGGATCTTTACTATGGATAGTTACTTTATCACCGACTTTAACAATATGCTTTTCTTTTAATTTATCTACTAATTTTTTCCATGCATCATTTGCCTCTATTGTGTTTCCGTTTGGATTAACTCTTGTAATATCGACACGGTTAACGCTATCAGGACTAACGGTGCTGTTATTAGTATTACTAAGATTATCTAAGTTCGCAGTCCCAGAAATTTCGCTCTCTCCACCGTTTTTTAATTTATATTTTACTTTAATCGTTTCTTTGTCTGTTTTATCAATGATATTTGCGTCTTTTAAAGCGTCTCTTACATTTTTCCACAATTCGCTATCTGTTATTTCAGAAGCTTTTGCAACGTTATTAATACCATTATAATTTGAAGAAGAATGAAAACCTGAACCTACTGTTGTTAAAACTAAAGCACTTGCTATCAATGTTTTTGTTAATAGTTTTTTATTCATTTTATTTTCTCCTATAACTTATTTGCAATCGATTACAAAGTAATTTTAGAATTATTATTTATGTAAATCAATTAAATAATTATTAACAAATCCATAAAATTTTATCATTGAAATATAATAATTTTGAGCTAGAAATATTCGTCATTTATGCTATAATCGTTTTAGACACAGCAATGTGTTCAAATTTTCATCTATTCGTAAGTTAGCCTTCGGGCTGACTTTTTATTTCCATTATTCACATGTTAATCTTGTTGTTGTTTAGGCAGGTACTTCGGTACTTGCCTATTTTTTTATGCAAATTTTAAAAAACACTTGACTAATAAACATTTGTTTAGTATAATTATATTTGTAGGTTAGTTGATGACTTACAAATTATGTGTAAGGAGGTGAAAAGCCTCATGCTAGACATAATAAAAACACTTCTAGAACATCAAGTATTGGCAGTACTGATAATTCCAGAAGTGTTAAAACAACTTAGAGAATGGCATCTCGGCTACCTAGACCGAAAGCCAAACAACAAAGATTAACATTATGCTTGGAGCCTGATGGCTCCTCCTTACACTTATATAATATAATATTATTTGGAGGTTTTCAATTATGACAGAACAAATGTATTTAATATTGTTTTTATTAAGCCTACCATTGTTATTATTTATCGGGAGAAAAACACATTTTTATTGTTTAGATAAAAAGAATGGACGTAGATAATATGAGTGATTATAAATTAAAAATAATTGAATTGATCAAAAGTGATATAACAGGTTACCAAATTCACAAACAAACTGGCGTAGCGCAATATGTAATTTCACAATTAAGGCAAGGAAAGCGCGAAGTAGATAACTTAACTTTAAATACAACTGAAAAACTATACAGTTACGCACGACAAGTGTTATAATATAAATGTGAAATGGTCATTCTTGAAATGACTCGGTCGCTACTGGCACAGACCGTTTAAAGTGTCACCACAACATGAACTGAGAATTCATATGACGTTGCTGACGAGCGACAAAGCTCTGTGTTCCTGAACGGGAGTAGGTTTGTGTGGTGGTTTAATTTAGTAACAGCATAGACTGTCTATAGCAAGGTTGCCGAAGAGATTCTAAACGTATTCGTAAGTACGTGGTCCTTGCTAGATAACCGTATCTTAACCGATGCGGTTATTTTTTACCACACAACCAACAAAACCACACCACCTATTAATTTAGGAGTGTGGTTGTTTTTGTTGGAAGTGTGTATCAGGTATCTG